GACCATGCGGCAGCAGACTGTTGCGCTGCGATCTGCGCGGCAGTAGGTGGAACGGGCGCTACGAGTGCGCCACTCTTCACCGTGTAGCCCGGCGTGGAAATGCAGGTTTGCCACTGTGCATCGGTAATCTCGATCGCTTCGACTCCGGCAGGAACTGGACTGTCGATGCTGTCGTAGAATCCGATAATCGAGCCAGTCGAATCGTATGCTGCGTATTTTTGACCCATGATTTTCCTTAGAAGCCCAATGCGATCCAATAAGCTGAGCCGGTTCCACTATTGAGCGCCAATCCAAACTGTGAGTTTGTTATAGATTTGGTGGTGACGAAAGCCGCAGCAGTTGTTGCGTTTGAACTGATCGATCCTACAATCGAAAACACACCGTTCGGAAAAGCAAGCGGATAGTTGATCGTAAGCAACGTACCAGCGGTAATGGTCGTGGATAGCCCGCCCTGAATAATCAGGCCGCCCGCAAGCTTTTGAAAGCTGCTGGTACCAAATGAACTGGCGAACTGCCCGAGGTTGACCGCCTGGTTCGCCAGCGTTGCAGCAGTCGTAGTCAGCGCAAGGGGTGAGCCGGTGCTGGTGAGCTGTCCCAAATTGATCGCCTGACTGCTCTGCGTGGCGGCTCCGACAGCAAGCGGCGACGAGAACCCGGCAATCCACCCGGCACCACCGGTGTCAGGATTGGTTGTGTTGCCGTCTACCGTGTTTTGCCAGATACCAGTGCCCGCGGCGTTAAGCAGAATCGCGCCGGCAGGATATCCGCCGACGTTCGCATCGCTGGCAAATGTCGAGTTGTATTTGAAATGACCGCCAGCGTTGACCCAGCGGATCGTCTGCGTGATCAGATTGAGAACACCATTGAAATCGGCACCCGCAGGCGGCACACCGCCGGCCGCGATCGGCGTGAACGTCAGCGGCGGGAAGCCATCTTGCAATGAAGCCGCGCCAGGCGTAATACCAATCTGCGAGTTTTCCGGAATGACGTTCTTCGTTCCACTGGCAGCAAAGGCGAGCGGGACAAGCGTTGGGGTTTGACTAGCCTGCATGTTGGCGCGGACCCAAAAAGAAAAGCCCGCGATTGCGGGCTATGGATAATCAAAGAAGAGATGCGGCGTCAGGACAGCGTCGACTGATCCAGGACAAAGGTCTGATCCAGCGCTCCAGGAACCACGGGCGAAGTGATGAAATTGACGCCGGAATAGAACACCCCCTGGCCGAATGGAGCGGCAGACGGAGTGCCCGCCTCTGCAAACCCGAAGGTGAACGGCAGGCTGACCGACATCACGAACGCCTGAACGCCTGTGGGGCGGGGTAGCGCGCCGGACTGCGTGAGAATGGCGAGTTCGAATGGCTGCAGGAAGAATTCGAACGTGAAGCGCATCCGCATGCTGCCGAGGTCATTGACGTAGCAACGGCCACGACCGGCAAACAGCAGATTGAGAAGCTTGTTGTAGCTCGGGATCGAGCAATCGGTGATATTGGCCAGCGCCTTCACCATGATGAGCGCGCGAAACGCGTCATCAGCCAGATAGAAGTTCTGCGTGACTATGGAGCCGGTAGAGAACACGCCTGACCCGAACGCGGTCGCGCTTGCTATCCCGGCCTCATCAAATCCGAGATTGATTTCTCCCGCGGGGATCTTCAGCAGCCGGCCATTCTCGAGTCCGACAATCCGCCCCCAGACGTCAAGACCATATCCGACCGCTGTATCGACATTCCAAACCAGGTTATAAAAGGCGTCGATATCCGCGCTAGGATCTACCGCATCGTTGAAACTCTCTATCAGCGAAAGTATCGTTGTGCTGTTCGCGAATTGGCTCAGGATGGTGCGATCAACATTCTGCATATCGCGCCTCGGGACTAGACCAGTTCGACCGTGATGTTGCTCGGATCAAGCGTCGGGATCTGATTGATGTTCACGTTCACGAAGTTCGCGTTCGCCGTGGTCGTACCGATCTGGATAGACAGAAGCTCGACGTTCGGATCGATGTTTTCCACGCCGATATAGAACCGGCTCGCGAGAATGCGACGACCGATGCGCGCGCGTTGTCCGCCGTCAGCCCCCGAGAAGGCATTGGCGATTGCCTGCTGTGCCAGTTGCGTGATGTTCGCCGGCAGCGTGCTGTCATTGGCAATCTGCACAAGGAACAGGATCGGAAGACTTGCCGCCGTGTCGTAACTGATCGTGAACTGTGGAAAGGGCGGGGTGTAGCCGTCCGTATCGTCGACCGTGACCGGAGTATTACCCTGCGTGTTACAACCGGGACTTTTCTTCGTCCAGATCGCGTTTCCAATGTCCTGCGACGCCCCGCCAGCCGCACAGACATACAACGTATTCGGGCCAACGACAACGCCGCCGATCGTTGCCGGCGCATTAGTTGGATTGTCGGTGACATAGGCGTCTAGCACGTTCGTCACGCTGAGCACTGCACCGCGAACGGACGGGACTGACCCTTTCGAATTGAGCGCAACAGACTGGGAACGGCGGTTCTCGAAGTCGGCGCGTGATTCGACGTCTGAGCCGATGACGCCGGGGTTGGCGTTCAGCACAGAATCCCACCCCGGAATAGCCTGAAAGATGCTATTGAGTTGACCAGCAGGGCAGGCGATCGGGCCTGTTACCGTACAGGCGAACGTCAGATCGATGTTTCCGGATGCCGGAATCGTCCCGGCTTCGGTGCAGAGATAGATATTGCCGCTAACGTCTTGCGCGCGGGCGCCGACCGGTATGGGGGTTCCAGTTAGGCCTGTGCAGGTCGCAACAACTGAAGTAGGCTCGGCGGGATTGCGCTCGATGAAATAGATTCGGCCGATGGCGTCTTGCATCCGCCCAGAAGCAAATGCGGGATCGACACCATTGGAAAGCGCCAGGAATTGGTCATTCTTGTCGCCGATGATTGCCGTCTGCGACGTGGCCAGTTGACCTTGGGGCGTCGTCAGGTTCGGCGTGCCATCTGCGTTCGTGATGACCAACCCGCTACCAAACGCGGCTTGTTGATCCTCCTGAACGCCGGCAAGAATGGCCGATTCTGCTGGCGCGGTGAAGCCATTCGGCCCAAGGACTGGGCTCGGCACATTTGTTGACATGGGAGAGGACGCAAAAAAGCCCGCGCGCGGCGGGCTTGGTTATTTCAATGTGGCCGAGTTAGAAGCTGGCCGCCGAGACGTTGCCGGCAGTGTCCGTTACCTGGATTTGGCCCTGTAGTTGACGATTCACGACGCCCGTGATGAATGCTTGTGCACTCGCAACCCCCGCAACCGTCTCTGCGGCAGCAACAAGATCAGCCTTTACGATGGATAGGGCGGGGAAGTGGCCGAGGATGTCTTGCCAATATGGGACGCCAGTTGCTTGGTTGTACCAAACCTCGCCGAGGAACGTCCGGCATGCTGTCGCGGCGTTTTGCGCTAGCGCATAGGGATCGGCGGCGACGGCGATTGAACCCGATGCGTCTACGGTCAAGTCCCATGTGGCCGGGTCGAGATATAAAGTGGTGGCCATATTCAATTCGGGGGGTTAGTGTTGCTGCCTGCGCCGTTCTCATGGTGGGTGTGCGTGCTATCAATCGCCTTGCCGTTCGATGTGATCGACCCAACGAATTGCACTGCACCCGTGATGAGCGATGCAACGCCGCTTGTGACGCTGCCGGTCATACCAGCCAGCCACGACAACAGCCCCTGAATAATCACGGCGCCGCTGAAGTTCGATTGCGGCGAGTTCACGGTAAAAGATGTCGATGCACTGGCTACGATGAGAGGCGCTATCAGACTGATCTGCGTCGGTGACACCACGGCAACGCCAGAGCTCGAGAACGCAATGTATTGGCTCGGCGTCCCATTCAGCATTCCACCGAAATAGCATGCATCCGCCATATCAAACATCCGCTTGCTGCCGGGATTGGCCGGTCCCTTGCTCGCGATCACGCTCGAGATATCGCGGTCTGCGAATCCGGCCCAGCCGATGTCGCCCACCTGCGGATCAATGATGACCGCGTTCGCGCCACCCTGAAGCCGGAAGTAGGGGCAGTGATAAATCGTCCCGTGCGACTCCGCGTTGCCTGCGCCATCCGTCTGATTGACGAGTGGGAGGATATCGACGAAGCCGACTGGCGAGATGCCGCCGTTGTTCGTGACGCCCAT